GAGGACCGTGAGGCCGTTGGTGGAGAACTGGACGAGGCCAGCGTACCACTTGACGCGGGTCAGGCTGGCGTCCGCGTTTTCCAGCGGGCCGACATCCTCGACCACGATGCCGCCGTTCTCACGGGACGTGAGGCCGGAGATGCCGTAGTTGCGCGAGCCGTCGTCGAACGTGCCGAAGAAGACAGCCGTTTCGGTCTGCGCCGCCGTCTCGCCGAGGGTCGTCGGGACGTACTCGTTGCGGAAGATCGGGACGCCTTCGTAGGCGATCACGATGTCACCGCTTTCGAGGGTCACAACGTCGTCGATGGCAGCGCCGCCGAGGGCGCGCAGGAGGGCCTTGTAGGCGCGGCGCGTGCGGGACGCCATGACGATGTAGTCAACCACACCGTCCTTGTCCTTCACGTTGTCCATCGCCTCGTCCATGCCCGCGAAGGACAGAGCACCGGCTTGGTCAACTTCGCTGTCCGCGAGGACCAGAAGACCGTCGAACTGGAGCGAAGAAACGCTCTCGTTGCCGTTGATCATCAGGTCTTGGTAGATGCGGCCCACCTGCTTGGCTTTGGCCGCGATCTGCGAAGAAGTCTGGTCCGTCATGTCGGACAGTTGGGCCTGCACCAGACCGTTCACTTCGGCGTCGCCGATGATGGTCTTCAGGGTGAAGGTTTCCTGCGACCACGTCGCCGGGTCTTTGAAGTTCGTGCCCGCGCCCGCGCCAGCGATGGCCGGGATGCCGTTGGCCGGGACAGCGCCCGAGAGCGAGCCGCCGACAGCCGCCAGACCCGCACCTGCGAGCTGGTCTTCACGGTTGACGGTCAGGCCGGTGCCCGCGTAGCTGTCGAACGGCAGCACTTGGTACATCTGGTTGACCGTGATGATTTCTTCGATGATGCCCGCGACCATCTCGTCTTGGGTCAGCACACCGGCTTGGATTTCGGAAAGAACCGCCATCTGTATTCCTCGTTTTACTAGCGCCTAAGCGCGTTAGAGTGCCGGGACTTTCCCCGCCCAAAAGCGAGAGGGGCATCAAGCGCCCGTAAGCACCGATGCCCCTCGTATAACCGAAGTATGGTTAACGTGTCAAGACCAGCGTTAACCTTAACGCATGGCCTGACGCTTCTTGAGGCCCGCAGCGATCAGAGACTTGCCGCCCTTGGACGGACCTTCCGCGACCCGTTCGGCTTGTTTCCCTTCGACTTTTTTGGTCGGGCCGTTTCCACCGCCGCCTTGCACTCGCCCCTCGAACGCGCCCGCGAATTTGGCGTCCTTCGCCATCTCCGTAACGAGCTGTTCCACGGTCAGGCGGTCACCCTGTCCGTTGTAGCGGGTGTTGCCCTTGTCATCCGTGACTTCGACGACATAGGAGCCGTCGTCTTGGCGGACGACGCGCGCCGCCTTGTCGATCAGCGGGCGCAGGAAGAGCGGATTGCCCTTCAGCGTGGAGAGGGCAGCGTTGGCCTGTTCGCCGATCATGTAGCGGAACAGAGCCGTGTCTTTCTCGGCAATGACCTTGTCCTTGTCCGCCATTGCCATGGCGTGCGCCTTCGACATCTCGGCCTTGACGGCTTCGAGCTGTTGAGCGGCTTCTTGGCCCTTCTTGCCACCGGCGGTCGCCGCAGCGGCGAGCTTGTCGAGGTAGGCTTTCAGGCCATCCGGGGTCCGCTGGTCTTCCGGCAGATCGGGGATGTTGGACACGAGTTCAACGAAGCCCTTCGCCGACAGGCGGTGCTTCGCGGCTTCCGAATTGACTTCGGTGCGCTTCGTGCGTTCGGTTTTGAGGTTGCCAGTCAGGCCGTTGATGCGCTTGGCAGCGCCGACCATGTTGGGGGCCACTTTGTAGCCCGCGCCATCCTTGGCGTAGAAATGCTTCAGGTCTTCCGGGACGCTTTCGAGATTGTCGATAGCATTGTCCAGATCAAATTCGTATTCCATGTTCCCTTTGCCTCGCGCTTTGGGGTAGTCACAGTGGCCTCTCGCCACGATCCCCGGAAAGCCTCACGCTCGCCGAAGGAGCGCAACATGGCATTAAGGTTAACGGGTTGTCAAGCCCACCCCTAGACGGAGCGGGCTTTGATCAGGTCGGCGCGGGACTTGGCCTTGACCATAGCGACACGGTCGGACCAGCCCTTTTTGAAGACCGGCCAGTCGTCGAGCGTCTTCAGATAGGCCAGACGACGGTCGTTGAATTCGTCCAGTTTTTCCACCGGCGCATGGAAGATGGCCGCGACCGTCTTGGGGCCGACGATGCCGTCCGGTTCCAGCCCGAGCACGGTCTGCGCGAGGCGGACGGCGCGGGACGGCCCGGAATTGTAGGCCATGTCCACGATTGCGTAATCCCAGCCGTGCTGGAGCTTGTCGGCTTTCACCGCGATCCAGTATTTGACGTTGAAGATCGCCTTGACTTGCTGCCGGGTGATCATCTTGACGCTGTACGGCTTCTGGCCGGACGCGGCCAAGTATTCGTTGAACACCTTCTGGGTCACGCCCATGTTGGTGGCCCCGCCGTTATCCGCCGGGTGATTGGAGTAGCCGCCCTCGTGTTCGAGGATGCGTTCAAAGATACGCTCGAAGTTGGGCGTCATGTTACTTCTCCTTGGCGGCAGCGGGCTTCTTCTCACCGGCGGGCGCGGCTGGCCGCGACTTAGCGACCTTCTCTGCCGTAGCCGCGTTCTTGTCCGCGAGGGCGAGCTGGTTCTTGCCCGCCTTGTCCGCGACTTCGAGCTGCGTCTTGCCCGCTTCCTGCGTGACCTTCACCTGACCTTCGGTCTGCTTGTCGATCTCGGCCAGCTTCTCGTTGTAGAACGCGCCGAGCTGATCTTCCTTTTCCTTGATCAGATGTTTCAGGTCTTCATCCGTGTGGAAGTCCTCGGCGAGAATGCCGCGACGCTTCAGCTCGTTGATGAAGCCCACGCGAGAGATCGCGCGCTTGTCGTAGGCGACTTGCAGCGTTTGCAGGTCAACCACGTCGCCGCCCTCGAACGCGAAGTCGGTGTGGATGATGATCGAACCGCCGTCTTCACCGACGCCGCCGATCTGCGCCATCGCCTTGAAGCAGTTTTCGAGCATGTCCTTGAACCCGAGCGCCATGCGCTGAAGGTCCGACGACGTGTTCTTCTCTTCGATCGAGCGCGACGTAGCCGTCTCGCGATCCGGGCGCTTGCGCAGGAGCGACGCGCCATACAGACCCATCTGGTTTTCCAGATCGGTCAGGTTGTCCTTCGACACGTTGAGCGCGATGCCCGCGTGCTCGACGTAGTAGTATTTCGAGTTCGGGTCTTCCAGCGTCAGCACGTTCTTCGGGCCGATAGTGACGTTGCCCGCGTCTTCCGGCGCGACGCCAGACGCCGCGAGAATGGGGAAGGTGGCGACCGTCAGCGCGTTGGTGTGGTCGCTGTAGCGCTGATAGTGCAGCACGTTCATGTACGCGAGATCAAGCAGCGGAGGCTTCGAGATCATGAAGCCGTCGCGGCGCGCGTAGAACGTGAAGAAGGGGATGTAGTCGAGATCGGTGGGCTTGGCGCTGACCTTCTGCCAAGACTTCACCGACCCACCGGACTTGCCGGGGATTTTCTCGTAGCGCTCGACGCTGACCGACCTGACGCCGGTCGAAGGTTGGATGTTGAGGGTCATCGCACGGATCGCGACCTTCTCGACTTCGGCGAAGCCTTCGCGTTCCGTGGACATCTCGTACCAGCGGACGTGCGTGAGAATTTCCTGACCGTTCTGACGGACGCTGGACGCAGCGATCACGTTCTCGGGCGGGATGTGGACGAAATACGGACGGATGCCCTCTTCCTGTTCGTCCTTCAGCGTGTAGACGCGGCCCGGCTCTTTCGCGGGGCTGTCCACGAGGATGTGCGTCATGCCTTTCGCAATGCCGTCACGGAAGACGCGCGCTGCGAACTGGTCGATGTGGTTGCCTTCGAGATCGATGTCCTCAATCCAGCCGCCGACGAGGGACACGTCTTCCGTGCCGTCCTCGGACTTCGACGCCGGATCATCTTTGGGCGTGCCCTTGATTTGCTCCGGCACGTCGTCGCCGAATTGCAGCGGTTCGGTGAACGGTTTACCGGCCAGCGTGGCGAGCGTCAGATCGAAGTAGTTGATCAGGATCGAACGCTCAAGGCGCTCGTCGTAGTCGGACGGATATTCGCGCATGTGGCGCGGCAGGTACTTCGTGGCCTGCCGACGCATTTCCTCGGTGCCGCCCATGAGCGAACCGATAAGATGCCACCGCTCGTCCATGATCGCATGGAAGAGGCCGGGTGTGGCTGGATTGTCCTTCTCGCGCTGCGAAACCATGGCTTATCCTTGCTGACGACCGGCACGCCTTGACGGACGCCGGAGGTAGTACCTCAGTTCGTCGCCGATGTGATCTTCGGACTTTGTATCAACATCATCCGGGTCTTTCAAGTCTCGGGGGAGCGACGGGACCAAGTTGATGAAATGGTGGCAGGTGTCGAAAATGAACAGGCCGGGCCTTTCGCGCTCGCCGAATTCGCCCGGAATGGAGTTCATCATCCGCTCGCGCGCGACTTGCCAGCCCATCTTACGGCTGTTCGGACCCTTGTCCGCCATGTCGAAACGGAGGCCGAAGGGATGCGCCCGCAGCGTGTCATAGATCGACCGGCCATGGCTCTTGTCGAAGATGTTCACGTCCGCCGGGCCTGCGACAACTCGTCCGCGCACGCCAGCCTGTATCTCGCAATCGACCATGCATCGGGCGATCTCCAGAGGCGTGAGGTTCAAGCCCTCGTCCTCCTGACCGCTCGTGGAGTACCATTCGCCGACGCGGAAGCTGTCGCCGGGCACGAGGCCGCGATACACACCCTCGGCCACTTCAACGCAGTCGCCATTGCTTTCCGCCCAGAGCCCGTAAGAGCCCGGCTTCGCGCCGCCCCAATCGTATGCGCGGCGGATCGTCCACGTATGCGGGATGGGGAAGGGCTTGATGATGTGGTAGGCGGGCGTCCAGATGTCGTCGAACATACCGCCGGACACAGCATCCCAATCGCCGTAGAGCCAAGCTTTCAGCTTCTCCATGTTCCCGGCGGCGGACTGCTTCAGCGTGCGGACGTAGTTGGGGTCCGTGCGCAACAGTATCTTGTTTTCAATAAGGAAACCCGGAATGGCGAGGCGGGGCGGCGACAGCGAGCCGTCGTCCTCGGTTTCCTGCCAGACCTTGTACCGATGGCTCGGCAGCTTGAACCGGCGCTTGACCCAATTCTTGCCGACGCCGTAAGGGTTCGTCGTCGAGCGGATGATGCGGGGCATTTCCAGCGGTCCTGCGGAACGATTGCAGGAGAACATGCTGAGATAGCCCTTGTTGTTGGGCCAAGTCGTCAACTCTTCCCAGCCAATGAAGGGCAATTCTTGCCCGTGCCATGACCAGTAATCGTTCTCGTCCATGAAGTGAGCGAACGTCAGCATCTCGCCGGTCGGCCAGACCCACGTCTTCTCGGTCTTGTTGTAGATGGCATCGGGGTAGACGCGCGAGAACTCGCGCTTCGACTTTTCGATGATGTCGTCAAGGTCGCCGCTCTCCCGGCGGAAGATCACGCCGCGCCAGTGCGAGCCGTATCCCTTGCCGGTGTGCTGCGCGAAAGCGAACAGCATGGACCACGTCTTGCCGGGGCCGCGCTCGCCCTCGAACAAGACTTCCTTGATTTTGCTAGCCTGTAGAAAGAGTGTCTGTGAGCCCGGCTGGGGCATCACAGCATCCATTACCTGCATTCCAAGCATTATGTGAGCCCCACGAGATCATCGTCATCCGTGACCTCATGGAACTCGGCATCCACAATCGGAGCCTTGCCTGCGTTTTCCAGTCTGGTCATCATTCCTTGCACGCCTTCAGCTTGCAGCAGCTTGGTCTTATCTGCTTGTGCTGCAAGCATTTTCTCGAATTGATCCGCCATGACATCCTCCGGGAGATAGAGGGTCGTGCGGTTATCGACCTTGACCTGAATTTGGTCGCCGTACAGGTCAGGCCGGATGCGCTCTGCCAGCTTCTTCAGCATGGCGTCGCTTTGACTTTCCTCGTAGATGTAGACCGTCTCGCCCGTGTCCAGATCGATGTAGGAGACAGGCTTGCCCTCGAACATCTTGGGCACCCGGTTCTCACCCATGGCGCGAGCGAAGATGCGTTCCTCCACGACCGAGAAGCCGACGCTGATCGCCCATTCGATCTTCTGGTTCAGCTCGGGGTCATTCTTCCGAGCGACCGCGAGCGCCGCCGGGTGGATGCGGGCCTTCTTGCACGCACGCTGTTCGACCGGCTCTTCGCACAGGGCAAGGAGCAGGGCGGGCAGCTTATCCGGGTGATACTGAAGTTCATCCGGGAGCGGAAGGGTCGGTATATTGGTCATGCGCCAATATGGTTAACGCACCATTTCCGCTTTGTCTAGCCCTACATCAGAACCCGGTATGCGAACGTGAAATACCAGACGCGGTTGGTCACGTCAGCCGTGAGCAAACCGTTGAGTTGGGCGCGGTCATTCGTAGCGTCACCGAGGATCGGCGCGACTTGCATGGTCGATGTCGAACAAGCCGCCACGCCCGCGATCTCCCGCGCGTTACTGACCAACGAAGGGACCGGCAAGCTTATACCGAGCTGTGTCAACGCGGACGGGTTTGTCGGGTCCAATTGGAACGACCCGTGGACAGTCACGACATCCCCCGTGCGGGTCCAAAAACACTCAACAGCCGTGGACGCCGCGACGTTCGTAACGGCTGTCAGGGTCGGAGTGTAGACCCCGGAGTTCGGAGAGATGAAGGGAAACGAATACAGGCTGGCGGACTTGAACGCCCCAGCCGTGGCCGTGCCATCGTTCGCGTTTCCGACGAAGCACAGAAGGTCTTTGCACCAGCAGAAGCCATACCACGTCAG